CATGCTTAAGTCTTTGTTTTGTAAACATATCGTGATAAGGTGACGACATGAGATTAGTCACGCGGTCAACCTGTGTGGCAGTTTACGAACTGCTGATCCAGTTGCCCCCTATAAAAGCGTGGAGACTACCTCCCTCTCAAGACCTGATCTTCTCTGTCAGGCATCTCCCAGATGTGTATGGCTTGTACGAGCCAGAGCCGCACAAGATAACCATTAGTTCAGCCAAGCACGCCCACTTAGATACTTGTATCAGGACGATCGCTCACGAAATGATCCACCTCCACCTTTACATCCGCAAAGACCCAGACTGGGATAAGCACACCAAGACCTTCTTGGATGCTGCGGCTAAGGTCTCACACACATTGGGTTTCGACCCTAAGGAGTTGTAATGGCATCAGCAGCTTGTAGTGATGAAGAATTTATAAAACTATTTAGGGAGATCGGCTCACCTCAAGCGGTTTCAGAGGCACTCGGTGTTTCTATCCGCAATGTCTTTGCGAGAAGAAATCGTCTGGCACAGAAGCATGGGATCGAGCTTCTTTCGTTCTCAGAACACACGCGGATCACAAACGTCACGCATGAGCAGAAAATTTATACCGAGATCAAGGACGGCATTGTCGTGGTCTTCTCGGATGCTCACTACTGGCCTGGGCCTCCTACGGTCGCTCACCAGGCTTTGCTGGCGGTCGTAAGTAACCTAAAACCAGCTATCGTAATCGCAAACGGTGACGTTTTTGACGGGGCCAGAGTCTCAAGGCACGATCCTATTTACAAGCACGAAACGCCCTCAGCCAAGGAAGAAGTAGAGGCTTGCGTGGAACGTATGACAGAAATAGAGGACGCCAGTAAGAACTCCACCTTTCTGTGGACGGTAGGCAACCACGATCAAAGGCTGTGGAGGTACATCCGCGTAAACGCCCCAGAGATATCTGGTATGCCCTTCACAGACCTGTTTGAATACTTTGGACGCTGGAAGCCAACTTACGCCATAGATGTGAACGGGAACACGCTTATAAAACATCGTTGGCATAACGGAATCCACGCAACCTATAACAATGCGCTAAAGGGCGGGGTCAATGTTGTAACTGGTCACTTGCATAGGCTGCAAGTAAGTGCTTGGGGTGACTACACGGGACGTAGATACGGTGTAGATACGGGTACGCTTGCGGAGCCAGACGGACAACAATTTATGTACCTAGAACACAATCCTGTGCCGTGGGCCTCTGGCTTTGCGGTGCTTACCTTTAGGAACGGGGTACTGCTGCCCCCAGAGCTTGTAGAAGTCTTAGACGGCGAGGCATTTTTTAGGTCTTGCAAGATTGCCTAGTTGTGGTATTGTTTTAACTGCGCTGTGGAAAGCGTATAGGTCGGTGTCAAGCAGTCTCCATCGGGGACGGTCTCAGATACCGCTTCTTCACCGTCAGGTGTCCCGACCCGGAATTTCCACTCTGGGGTCGTCCACCAATGGAGATTGTTATGAAGTTTTATTCGTGGCAGGAGTTATCTGGCCCAGAATGGCACACGATGCCATTTTCTTTCCCAGGGGTATATGCAATTTATGATTCAGAAGGCGGGCTTGTTTACATAGGCTCGGCAATGAATTTAAGAAAACGCATAAGCAAGGCATATTCCCTTGCCCCAGAGAACGGTTATCGTCTGAAAGTTCGTTACACAAAGTTGGTTGGTGAATGGGTCTTTAGAGAGATAAGGCTCATAAGAAGGCTCAAACCATGCTTGAATAAGCAAAAATACGAGAGGGTCAAGCTATGAAAGTTGACATCTGGATGCCTCTCTATGTTGCGGATTACTTGGCCTCCACAAGTAGGCTAACCACACAACAACATGGCGCATATCTTCTTCTTATTATGGATTATTGGAAGAACGGCCCGCCGCCAGATGATGACGCAATTCTTTGTCAAATCACTCGGCTTAATCAAGAAGACTGGGCAAAAAACAAACAGGTTTTGTTGGGATTTTTTGATGTGCAGGATGGCAAATGGACTCATGCAAGAATTGAGAAAGAGATTGCCGAGGCACAAACCAAGCGAGAGAAACAAACAGCAAGGGCAAAAAATGCCGCAACAAAAAGGTGGGAATTAAATGCTACAAGCAATGCTACAAGCAATGCACAAGCAATCCCTAAGCAATGCCCTACACCTACACCTACACCTACACAAAAAAGACCAAAGACTAATACTGCGCCTGAAGGCGTGTCTTTAGAGGTATGGGACTCTTTTCTTCAGCAAAGGCAAAAGACGCGGGCAGTAGTGACCGAGACGGTTATAAAGACAATCCAGAAGGAAGCTGATCTTGCGGGCTGGCCTTTAGAAAGGGCGTTGTCTGAGATCGTGGCTCGCGGCTGGAGAGGGTTTAAGGCCGAGTGGGTGAAAGACAAACAGGAAGATAAACTGTTAACATTTGCGGAAAGGGACGAACAGTTAAAGAGGAAAAAGTGGGAAGAGATGACTGGCAGGAAGTGGCCTGAGCCTGGTCAACCCGCAGAAAGGTTGCTAACACTATGAACTTAGCCGCGATAGATGCCTTGTGGAACAAGATGCTTGTGACTTACGGATCAGAGTGGACTCGCAAGTTTGACGGTATGCCTTTGGATGAAGTAAAGGGTGCGTGGGCAGATGACCTTAGAGGCTTTACTGTAGAGCAGATCAAGTATGGCCTGAGTATGCTTGGCGAGAGACCTCCCAACCTTATCCAGTTCAAAGACCTTTGCAAGAAGGCGCCAAACTATTTTGACTCACTACAACTGTCTTACAGACCAACGCCTTCTCCTGAAAAACTTGCGGCTTTCCGCAAAGTGATGGAGGACGCATGAATGAGTTGGCTCTTTTCGCAGGTGCTGGTGGAGGAATACTTGGGGGACATCTCCTCGGATGGAGAACAGTCTGTGCCGTCGAGTGGGAACCCTATCCAGCAAGCGTACTGTGCGCCCGACAAAATGACGGTTTTCTCCCGCCTTTCCCGATTTGGGATGACATACAAACCTTTGACGGACGACCTTGGCGAGGAATTGTTGACGTTGTATCGGGAGGCTTTCCTTGTCAGGACATCTCTGCCGCAGGAAAAGGAGCAGGGATTGACGGAGAGCGATCAGGGATGTGGCGAGAAATGGCGCGGGTGGTTAGCGAAGTACGACCCCAATTCGTGTTCGTGGAGAACAGCCCAATGCTCGTTACTAGAGGACTTGAACGAGTGCTTGGAGACCTTACCTCGCTCGGGTATGACACGAGATGGACTGTTATGGGAGCTGCCGATGTTGGCGCACCACACCAGAGAGACAGAATCTGGATTGTCGGAAAAAATACCGACACCCAATGCGAACGAACCAGGAGAAAAACTGGAGATTTGGGAAAAAAGAGCCAAACGGAAAAAACAATTAGGAATCAATTTGCATCTGAAATTGTCAGTATGGGTTCAAAAATTTCCAACACCGACAGCGCATATGAGCAAAGAAACAAACGCACCAAGCGAACACAAGCGTCATACCCCAACGCTAACAGCGCAAGTGAATTGGCTCACACCGAGAACCGCAGGGATGTGCGGAGGAACGGGCAGTTGGGAGTTGCTGAAAAAGAATACGACAATAGAAGAAGCAAGGCAGATGGGTGCGGGCAATGGTGGCAAGCTGAACCCAATGTGGGTCGAGTGGCTAATGGGGTGGCCTGTCGGGTGGACAGACTTAAAGCCATTGGAAATGGACAAGTTCCAGAAGTGGCAAGACGAGCATGGGAGGCATTAAATGACACCTGAAAACGAGGTAGAGCAAGTAATTACGCGGTCTATGTCTGCGGCTGAGATCATGGATCTAACAGGCCACAACAAGTGGACTTTGTTTCCAATCCTTCACAGGCTAATCCGTGAAAAAAAGATCACGAAGAAAAACCTCAGATACGCCCCAACTGGGTATTCTGACAAACTCATCCGCAACGGAAGAGACCAGTTCTTCTGTGCAGACCCCTTTGGATTGTCAGGACTGCAAGACGCTGGGGATCTTCAACATAAACTGCGGGCTATGCAAACTAAGACTTCTTCGACAGGAGTTATGCAAGGTCTTACGGCAGCAGATGGCAGAAAGGTACGGTGGGCCTGATGGAGATTGGAAAGCCAACAATTGTGGATGTGAAAGAACCTGCGAACGAAGGGCAAATAGGCGGCAATCACTATAAGCGTCTTGTCATCCAGCCTTGGGACTATGTTCTGTCTAACGGAATAGGTTACTGCGAAGGCTCTGCGATAAAGTATTTATCCAGGTGGAAGGATAAGGGCGGTATACAAGATCTTTATAAAGCCAAGCATTTTATAGACAAGCTGATAGAGCATGAGGAGAGCAAGACATGAGCGTTAGTGCAATGAAATATGCACTCGATGTATTAGACAACTATGTTGAAGACCCTCGCTGTGAGGCGCATTGTGTTACTGCTATTAACTTTCTGCGGCAAGCCATCGCAGAGGCAGAGAAGCGTGAATGGGTTGGGCTGACGGATGAGGAAATAAAAGATATTCGTGAAGACCTTACTTACGACGATGAAGATTTTAATCAACTTGAGTTTGCCCGCGACATCGAAGCCAAACTAAAAAAGAAGAATGTACCGCAACCCTAAACTCCTGAAAGCCGTGGCTTCCCTTCCCTGTCAGGAGTGCGGAAAAGAAGGCACACAAGCGGCCCACGCCAACTGGAGTTGGTCAGGCAAGGGCATGGGGATAAAGGCCCACGATATGTACGTTGCGGCCCTGTGTCCTGAGTGCCATTACGCCTTAGACCAAGGCAAGGATATGCAGAAGTGGGAGAGGGAAGAACTCTGGCTGCGGGCATGGCGCAAAACAATATATGAGCTATTTGAGAGGGGACTTATAGATGTACGAGCTA